CGACGGTAACGAGCTTGCTGACATCGCGTTGTCGGAAAAGCAACAAGCGGTGCTTGATCACGACGAAGATATTGTTGTGATCTACCACACGCCGCAAATGCTGCGTTATATCCTGGGCGAGCAGTCGGGAACATTCATGCTGCACAAGCGCGGCGATCGTATCATCGCGGCAGCGCCGGATAATCTGCGTGCATACGCCAATCTGCAGCGTGCGATTAAAATCGCCCGGGAGCAACACTGATGCCCGCGCAGAAACTGCCGGTGGAATTCGGCGAGTGGCGGCCTGACATCGCGTTGCTTGATACCAAATTTGCCAGCGAGGTCGAGAACGTCTTCGCTGCGGCCAATTCCTATCTGCCGTTTCCATCGCTGCAGGCGTTCGGCATCACAGCATTGCCGGTGCCTGCCTGTGGACTGTACGCGGCGCGCACGCTGTCGGGCGAATGGAAAATCTACGCCGGCACGCCGACCAAACTTTACACATGGAGCCTCGGCGGCTGGGTTGATGTCAGCCGCACGGTTGGTGGTGCCTATAACGTGCAGCCGGGCGACCTGTGGATGTTCGAGCAATCCGGGCAAAAGCTGGTCGCGGTCAACATCAACGACGATGTGCAAGTGATCGACATCGACATCGGCACCAATTTTGCCGCGCTCGCCGGCTCGCCGCCACGCGCCACCAACGTCAAGCAGATCGGCGATTTCCTGTTCCTGTCAGGATTGGCCGATAGCTCGGGTTACAACAAGCGCAGCATCATCTGGTCAGCGATCAACGACATCACAGGATGGACCATCGGCCTTAACCTCTGCGACACGCAAGAAATGCCAGACGGAGGTCCGGTGCAAGGCGTGGCCGGCGGGGAGATCGGTTACATCCTGCAGGATCGCGCGATCCGCACGCTGCAGTTCATGCCCGGCGACACCACCTACATTTTTAGTATCTCGCGGGTGCTGGACGACCGCGGCTGCGTGAGCAAGTACGGCTTCGATAGCATCGGCAACGTGCTGTATTTCGTGAGTGAGGACGGCTTCTACAGCATGACCGGCCAGCAAGTCACGTCGATCGGTCAGGACAAGGTCAACGAGTGGTGGTTGGCGAATTCCGACATGACCCGGCGCAATGTCGTGCATTGCCTTGCCGGTGTGAACAAGCCGCGGATTGTGTGGGTCTATCACTCGGGTGATGCCGCACCAATGTACGACAAGCAGATCATCTTTGATTGGAGTAACGCCCGCTGGGCCAAGTCTTCGATTTCTGCTTGGGTCTGGGGATTGCTGGCGTCCGACAGCCTCGATCTCGACACGACCGGCCCGGAGACTGGCGATGCCCTGTTGGACAGCACCGCGCCATCGCTTGACAGTTTCGGCTATGTCGGTGGCCGGCCGCTAATCGGCGCCATTAACCCCGGAGGGTTCCTGTCGGCGCTGACCGGCCCCAATCTGCCGGCAACCATGGAAACCGCCGAGGTGCATCTGTCGCCTGGGATGCGTTCATTCGTCAGTGATGCCTACCCACTGGATGATGTGCGCGACGATGCGTCAGGCACCGTTGCTGCCGGCACCCGCGAGCGGTTGCAAGATGCGCCGGTTTGGGAGCCACCAGTGATGATCGAGATCACGGGTTCGGCGGCGCTGTATTCCTCGGCGCGGTTGCATCGCTTCCGCCGTTATATCCCAGGCGCCATGGTGTGGACGCATGCTCAAGGTGTGGTGATCGAGGCGCAGCAGGATGGCACAGTTGCATGACCGATTGGGCGCCGGCGCCATTCCGCATTAAATTCGACGAGGCCCGTGATCCCTACACCGCGCGCAATGCACTCGGCATCATGGGATCGGGTGCCGGCTTCATCACATCGGTCACGGCGCCGCTATCGGTTACCGGCGGCAATCTATCGATCGATCTAGCTACGTTTAGCGGGCCATGGGCGGCTTATACGCCAACGCTTGCCGCTGGTAGCGGCACACTGACATCGGCCGCGGCCACTGGCCGGTTTATCAAAATCGGCAAGAACGTGAGTTTCAGCATCCGCATTGCCATCACCACCAACGGCACGGCGGACCTCTACATCACCGCAACCCTGCCGGTGACAGCCTTCGCTGCCAGTCAGGCGCTGGCCGGCTACCACGAAACCAACACCGAGGTGATGTCAGCGGTGATCCTGTCCGGTGCCCCGACAGTCGCACGGATCAAGAATTCCGCCGGCGAGTATCCCGGTGCCAACGGTGCAGCGTTCGTTATCTCTGGAACCTATGAGGCGGCCTGATGGCATCACCCGGTGAAGACGTTCAAGCCTGGAGCACAACGGCGGCGACCAATGCTACCGCTGATCCGCTAATCAATTGGGCCGAGGGTCAGCCGCGCGCGAGCGTGAACAATTCGGCGCGCTCGCAGATGGCGGCGCACGCCAAAAAACGTAATCTCGAGAACGGCTCCATCACCACCGGCGGTGCCGCCAATGCCCAAACTTTTACTTCGGGCGTGGGATACACCACACCCATTCCGACCGGCTTGTGGGTGCGGCTCAAGGCGGGCTTCACCAATACCGGCGCCGTGACGCTCAACATGGACGGCATCGGCGCGGTGGCAATCAAGGATCAATTTGGCCTCGATCCCGGCGCTGGAGCATTGACCACCGGGCAATATGTTGAGTTGCTCTACAACGGCACCAACTGGATTTTGCTGCGACAAAATGCAGGCGGCGGTACAGTTCCGCAGTGTGGCCGGCTGATATTTGTTAGTGCCACAGCACTGTCGTTCGCGCCGTACAACGGGGATCAGATCAAAATCAATGGCGTGTTTTACTCGATACCCGCGGCAGGAATTGCCGGACTTGCCAACACCGGCGTATTCGTGGGCGGCGTGGCCGCGCAGAACCTTGTCGCTAATGGTGATTACAACGTCTATGCATTCAATAATTCTGGCGTCATCACCGCGGATTTTGTCGGCTCCGTTGGCACCCCTCATGCCACCAGCACGACTGCCGGCAATGTCGGCACCGAGATCAAGAGCAGCGATGACAGCCGCACATTGATCGGCAAGGTTACCACCAATGCTGCCGCGCAATTTGAAAATTTAGCAACCTCGCGCCTGGTCATTAGTTGGTTCAATCGCCGATCGATAGGCGTCATTAGCAATGTTTCAAATTCGAATACAACGTCGACCACGACCATTGAATTGTCCACCGCCTGGCGCGCCAAGTTTTTAACCTGGGGTATTGACGACCTTCCTGTTGTCATAGCGGGCTACGGCCGCAACACCGTAGCGGGGCAGTTTATTATTGCCAACATCGGGCTCGACGGAGCAACGCCAATCCTGCCGCCCTTGATCGCCAGTTCCGACAACGCTGGTTCCAATAGGATCATTGGCGCGGGTGGCATGGCCATTCTCTCGGAAGGAGTGCACTTCATCACGCTGCTTGGCGCCGTGAGCGGTGCAACTGGCGAGTTCTTCTGCAACTGCTCCGCTGTGATCAGAGGATAATACGATGGCAAAGCCACTTGGCCCCACCTTCGGCAATGAAGTGATCGCAGCTGGCCTTGGCGGCTTGCCGTTTTCCTGGGGTGATACTGACGAAACGATCAGCGGACGCGAGAACCTTGACGTCGCGCAGAACGCGACGCTTGACGGTGTGATTGCAGCGCACGATCCGACCAAGCAGATTGTATCCGCGCCCGCGCCATCCACTGCGGTGCTGTTCAACCACGAAAACCGGCTGCGGACATTCGAGGGCGTGCCGCCAATAACGCTCGGCGATTTCCGGCAGCAGAACGGACTATAGTTGCGCCTCGTTGCGATCCCGCTGAACGAGCATGAGGCGTGGGCGCATCACTGGTTGCCGTTCCTGCCGCGCATTGCCAAACGCTCGCATGAGAGTGTGCTCGACCTGATCGGGCAAATCCGGCGGCGCGAGGTGCGGCTGCTGTTAGTGATGGATGATGAGATAGCGCGGGCGCTGGTCGGTGTTCGCATCCATCAAATGGGCGGCAAAACTTGCGGCGATATGATCTGGCTTGCCGGCTTTGGCCGCGAGCAGTGGCAGGAGTTGCTGCCGGAATTCGAGCAGATGCTACGCGATGCCGGCTGTGTCATGTGTCGGCCGGTGTGCCGGCCCGGCTGGTCGCGGTATCTCAAGCAGCGAGGCTATCGCTTGAAACACGTCATCATGGAGAAACCGCTATGAGCAGCGGCGGCCAAACCCCAGTTACCCA